ACAGCGGCACTCCCTATTCCTGTCATTGACACACCTATAAGAGCGTCTTTCTCTGTTGTCTCTTTCCATATTTCTCTAAGATAGTGGAAGTCGGTATACGCGGCTTGCAATGTTCCAATGAACGCTGCAGCTTTGACTCTGTTATTAAAATCTTCTTGATCTTTTATATCAGAGACATTTACTTCACATAGATTACAGAACTGAAATGGCCTTAGCGCTATCTCACAACAAGGATTAGTTCCCCAGTCCTTGTCATTATTAAGATATATACCAGGCTCACCAGCTCCAGATAATTCAACTCGTTTCCATAGGTCCATAAAGAACTCTTTAGTTACTTTATGTCTCATTAAAACAGCTGAGTTGTTAGCTCTACCTCTTTGTGGGTTAGTTTCCCACCAATGCCCTGACTTACAGCCTATCATTTCATTATCACTAGCAGTAAACAAACTAATTAATGCAGCTCGTCTAATACCACCAGCTAACACAGCGTCTGCTATATGACAAACGATATCGTGTATTTCAAGAGAAGTTAAAGCATCACCGTCTTCTTTTGATTGAAGTATACCTTCAACCTTGATTAAACATTCTTTTAATGGCTGTGGACCAGGTGCTTTACCACCTGATGTCACTAGCCTAGCACCCTTTGGTCTGATACAAGTATAATCAAAATTTATCTTAGAGGCTTTTTTACCACCAAGATAAGACTTAATTAATACCTTAACAGCATCAGACCAACCTTCAATTGAATCACCTATAACAAAACGCTTAGATCTTTTCATATAAGGTTTAGTTATAACAGGTAAGTCTTTAATGTGGTGCTGTTGAACCGAATAACCGACTCCACATCCTGAAAGTAATAGAAACATTATTTCGTTAAAAGCTTCAATATCATCTACAGGTAA